TTGCCGGTAGGTGCGCTGGTGGCACCGGCTGCCGAATAGAACGAACCGGAAATGAACGGATAGCTGTCGTAGTTGGTGACGATCTGATAGGCCTTGTCGCCTTGCAGCGAGGTCATCGCGTCGGTGGCGTTGTTGGCCCCGGTGCCCCCGGCCACGATCGGGCGCGGCAGGTTGAGGTCTTGCTCGACATCGGCGACGTTGGAATTGTATTTCGTGCTCTCGATGGTCGTGTCGGTGACGGCGTCAGTGCCGACAGGCCGGTGATACACGTTGCTCCCGTCGCGTGGGCTCATTACGGTTGCTCCTCATAGGAAGAAGGCTGATCGATTATAACGCGCCTCGGCACACCTTGGCCGCCCTGCGCCGCCATCATGCTCAATGCGCGGGCAATCCGGTCACGACCGGCGACAGCATCGGGCACCAAATCCTGTCCCGGCAGTTGTTCTCTAAACAACGGCGAGCGTTGGCGCGTTGCCTGTCGCGCTTCTTCCAATGCCTCAACCGTGCCCTTGCCGCCCCACCGCTTGATGGCCGATCCGACTGCGGGCACGACCGGACCAAGCAACCACGACAGATCGCCAAGACCGGCAAAATGTCCGGCGGCAGTACCCAGACCGCCTGAGACAAGCGCGCCAAGACCGCCGCCACCGCCAAGCAGATTGCCGGTCACTCGCGCGACGTTGCGCGGTGTCGTGCCTTCCGGCACGTTCTCAAGCTGGGTGATTTCTTCCGGGGTGAACGCCTTTACTCTCTTGGCGTTAAGGACCGCAGAGGTGACCTTGGATCGAACGGTATTGTCGATGTTTTGTCCTGAATTAGCCGCACGGGCGCGGAGCCTGCTTTCGCGCTGGATGGCTGCAAGGTCTTCATCTCGCAGTCCGGCGGAATAATTGGCGCGGCCTTTGGCATAGAGTTCTGGACCGTAGGCTGCTTGGAAGGCAGGGCTTCCAGCCAGAATAGCTTCCGCAGGAGGTCTCTCCAAGAAATCTGAGAAGAGACCGTGCGCCACTCCGACGCCGTGCTGGTCCTCGGTCTGTTTGCCGAAATTGTTGGCGATGCTCTTTCGGATCGCAATGAGATTTGATGGTCCGACGGTGACGGTCGCGCTGGGGTCGTTGCTGCGCGGGAGGTAGTCACGGAGCCGGTTGATCGAGGCGTATAATCCGGGGGCATGCTCTGGGTGTACTCCCTCATCCACAAGTGCTTGCTCGATCCTGTCGGCGAGCACGCCCATATGCTGGGGATCATACCTGACCTCCATGTTTTTGAAACCCTCGATCTGCCTGCCGCCCTCCGTTTTCAACTCCTGTGATGTCGGGGTTTTCGCCAGCCGCAAGTCTTTCGGGGCCATTGCAGCGCCGGGAATAGCCAAGTCGCCGGATCGCACCATCGGATTGATCGGCCCGTAAGCCCCGGCCATATTCAGCACTTGGCCCATGGCGGGCATCGCGGCGGGATCGTTCGCCGCCGGGTTCCATGTCTTCGGCAGCGGCACCTCGCCACTCATCACGCGGCCCGGCAACAATGCGCCTTCCTTGAACGAGGCCAGTGGCCCGGCATTCAGCGGATCGAAATAGACGTTGCCGGTGCTGTCGCGCGAGATCGGCAGGATGCTGCCATGATAGGCTGGCGTCGGCGCGGGCGCGGGGCCGTTGCCGGTCGGCGGCAGGTCGGCAGCAAAACTGTCTGTTGGCTTGGGTTGGTCCCTGTACCAACTCCACTCCTCCGATCCCGGCGGATATGGATTGCCAGCAACCGGCGCTTGAGGGTTGTCGGCAGCATCCTTCAGGGCTTTTTCTTCCGCAAAAATATCGACGGGGTCTGCCATGCTACTGTCCCAGCCTCGAACGACGACGCGCGCGCGAGATTTCAAGTTCAGCCGCGCCCGGTCCAAACTCCTTGTCGAACCTCTCTCTGGCCGCATAGTTGTCTTGGTTCTTGATCAGCTTATCGACCCATGCCTTGGCGACCTCGGGATTGGCGTGAACAGGATCGACCTGCACGTCGTAGAATTTTTCTGGTTTGAGGCCGCCAAGATACTTGTCCTTCAAGCCTTCGTATTCGTTGAGGCGCTTGTGAACGTCGCCCATCTGCACACCCAGCAGCTTTTCCTGCGCGGCCTTTTGCAGACTGGGATCGCCGCCCATCATGCCGCGCGCGACGATCACGTCGCTATTGGTGACCCGCGTGTCTCCCGGTTGCAGATTTTGCAGCGCGTTGCCAACCGTGGAATTGACGGCGGCTAGGTACAACTGACTTCTCGCCGCCAGTTCGTCGGCAGGCTTGTTGCCGAAGAACGCCTTGGCCCTCTCCATGTTCAGCCTGAACTCACCACCGATGCCAGAGACAATGCCCCTGTCGAGGGCTTCCCTCGCCAATCGCAACTGCTGGATTGTATAGGCATCCTTTTCCGCGCCCTTTTTCAGCACATCGAATTTGTCGGTGACCTGCTTTGCAGGCAACCCGGTTCGTTCGGTGATCTGGGCTGCATCCTTGGCCTCAAGCGCCTTGGCCTGTGCCTCTGCGGTCTCGGCCTGTGTTTTTCCAAAATTGCGCTGTGCATCTTCCCATGCCCGGTATCTCTGATCGTGCAGGGTGCGCTCGCTTTGGTATTGCAATGTATTGCGCGCCTCTTCCTTGGCGCGCTGATCCGCGTAGACCTTTTCCTTGTTGCGATAAAATGCCGTCGAGGCGGGATCGCCGCCCCTGCCCTCGTTCTTGTCTGCCAAATCCTTCCAGTATTGTTCTTGCGGCCCCAGCGGCACGGGCTTGGGTACATCCGGCGGGATCGGCTTGTCGTAGACCCCCGGTGCCTGCGTTGGCGGCGTCGGCTGCGGCGTCAGCGGCTGCGGTCGCGTCATGGTTGCCTGCGCCATCTGCTGTGGGGCGGGCTGCGGCGCGATGTCAGGCACTACGATGGGACGATTGCCTGCGGCTTCTCTTGGCGAGGTTAGTGCGTCCGGCGAGGCTTGTAGTGCCGCCAATTGCGGCAGGCGGGTTTGATCAGGCGGCGGGAATGCGCTTTCCTGTGGCCCTCCCAACGCCGCACTGCCGCCAGAAAGCATGCTGGCAATGCGGTCGCGCTGCGGGAGGGCCTGCGGGGTGATGCCGGGCAGCGGCATGTCGGACTGCACGTCGCCGCCGGTCAGCGAAGCCATCTGGGTAGGAGCACCCGCATCCGATCCACGCATGCGATCTCGCAGCATGTTGATCCCGGCGGCGCGCGGGTCGGGTGGCTGCATGGCGTCGTAGCCTTCACCGGCAGCACGCAGCCACGGCGCTGCCTCGCTTCGTGTCGTCGGGCCGGTGCTCGGCGCTGGCGTGTAGGTCGGGTCAGTTCTGCCAGCAAACTCGATGGTCGGATCGAGGCGCGGTCTGGTCGAGGCAGGGAAGCCCGGCGAGGTCGGGATATTTGGCGTGGCCGGTCCCACCTCCGGTGCCTGTCGCGGCATCGGGATCGAGGCGACGTTCAGGTTCGACGGCGGCGGCGCGACGATCGGCGCGGCCTGCCGCACCGGTTGCGCCGCCGGTTCTTCGTCCTGCGGACGCAAGGAAGCGGTGACGACCGGGTCGGTAACCTCATTGCTGGCCTGCGGCCCCTTCGGTTCATTGGCCTGCGAACTGGTTTCCACGCCGGTTCTCGCGGCTTCCTGTCCTGCGAGCGCCTGCGTTAATGCCCGCATCTGCATCGCTTCACCGATGCTGTCGCCAATCGAGGAAAGGCCCTCGCCGATGTTCTTCGGATACTTGTGTTGCTGCCCCATCAGGCGCAAGGCGATCTGTTGGCGCAACTGTTGCGCTGGATAGCTGTCGGGTGCCCCGGATACGGCGTTGGCGTTGAAGGCATTGACAAGCTGGTCGAACGGTCCTGCCATCACACACCTGCCACTCTTTGCTCTTGCGCATCTTCCAGCCACTTCTGCCGCTGCGCCTCGATCTCGGCCTGTTGCTGTTGCTGCGCCTGCATCTGCTGCATCTGGGCGGCTGCGAGATCGGGCGCGGCGATGGCGGGTGCAGCGGGCCTTGCCCGTTGCTGCTGTTGCGCCATCATCTGCATGGCGATGCGCTTGCGCATTTGCAGTTGCTGATAACCAAGGGCTGCAACTTCCTGCGGAACGACGACGCCCATCACGATGCCCTCAAGATTGAACCCATGACCCTTGCAGGCCTGATGTACTTGACACCGTCATGCTCCTCGACCGCGCCCGGCTCGATCTTTTCCACGTCCTGCGCCATCGGGCCGATGTGGCGGATCGAGGCCGGATCGTCCTTGTAGGAATATCGATAGATCGGCAGCTTCTTGTTTTCGTCGCGATCGACATCTTGCACCGACGCCGCGAACACGGTGCCAACCCGGTCGATGTTTTCTTTCTCGCGCCGATCCGACATCATTGCTGCGGAGCCTACCTTGCCGCCCAGCCCAAGGATGCCGCCCATCAGCGACTGATAGTTCTGGTTCTGCTGCTGGTAGACACCCAGTTGCTGCGAGAAATTGTTGTTGATGATCCCGGCAATGTCGGTGGTCGGAATTTGCGACGACGGCGTGTTCAGCCAGTTCGGGCTTTGCACCTGCGACCCGGACAACAGGCTGGTGATCTCGTTGATCGGCTGGTTCCGGGTGGCGTATTGTTCCTGCATGTATTGATTGCGCGCGGTCTGCGAAGCGTTGAAGCCCGCCTGCTGCTGCGCTAGTTGCTGCGCGAGGCCTGCATTGCCAAAGGTCGCTTGGGCGGCGTTCTGGCCGAATTGCTGGCCCTGCGCGGCATTGGTAAAACTGCCCGCGCCCAACGCTTGCGTATAGGCCTGCTGCTGCGCGGAGTTTTCGAACCCGGCACGCTGCGAAGCCATGTCCATCATGCGCTGCTGTTCCTGCCCCGCCTGATTGATGGCGGCAAAGCGCGCGTCGTTAGCCTGCTGGTTGAACGGCGTGAATGCATTGTTGTAGGCATCGCTGCCGTAGCGGATGCCCTGATCGGCGAGTTGCTGCTGTAGTTTGTCTTGCTGGATGTTGAGTTGCGGATTGATCCGCGCCATCAGCGCGTCTTGCACGTTCTGCCGATCGGTGGAGAAATCGCCAGCGCCGTAACTGCGGGTAATCGCGCCCGCATCGCCCAGCGAGGTCTGGATCGGGCCGCCCGCGTTGAACGAGGTCGCTGCGCCCGGCACATTCGTGATGCCGCTGGCGCTGCCTGCGCTGGGCGCGCCGCTTAAATCCATTTCGTTGGAGAGAAGACCGGAGATGCGACCGGACTGCGCGTTCGCCATCCCGGCCATGTTCATCTGCGCGCCAAGCGTCTGCTGCTTGATCGCTTCGCCCTGCGGCGACAGCGACTGTGTCGCGGTGAACGTCGGGATGTTGTAGGTCGATCCCGTCGTCGGGTCGGTCCAGCCGTAATTGCCGGTCACGTCGTAGCGCAACGATCCGTCCGGGTTGATCTGCCCGGTATTGTTCAGGAAGGCATTGGCGACCGCCGTCGAGACATTGGTCCCGGTCTGCGCCTGTGCCGTCGCTATCGGATTGGGTGGTGTTGGAGCATCGGGCTTACCCACGGTTGTATACTCCTAGTAGCCTTGCTGTGGTTGCTGCATCGGCATCTGTTGCTGTGGCATCTGTTGCGGGATGCCTTGCGACTGCGGCATCTGTGGTGAACCCATTGCAGTCCCCGGCAACGGTGCGGGTTGCTGACCCGGCGCGGTCTGGATCGGCGGCGCGCCCGGCGACAACGGCATCTGCGCGGGCGGCGCTTGCGGCACGGGCTGGCCCTGCGGCGGTGCGCCGGGCACCGGCTGTTGCGGCATCTGCATCTGTTGCTGCGGCTGCGGCATCTGTGGCATCTGCGGTCGCGGCGGCGGACTGGCGACGTTCATCAGGGCCTGCGTGATGCTGTTGCGTTGATTGTTCGCCATCGGATTGAGATAGGGGACTGGCATCAGGCGGCCTTTCGATTATAATTAGCGTCATGCTCACAGAACGATTTTGGTCGAAGGTTGATCGCACGCCCGGCGGTTGCTGGAACTGGCGCGGGGCAAAGAGTAGGCCTATCAACGGGTACGGAAATGCTCTCGTGGATGGCAAAACTGTCCATACCCATCGCGCTAGTTTTGAACATACTTTCGGACCTATCCCAGAAGGCGCTTGCGTTTGTCATCGCTGCGACAACACCCTGTGCGTCAATCCTGATCATCTGTTTCTCGGAACGCATGCTGATAATTCTCGCGACATGCGAATTAAGGGGAAGGGGCCGGGCACCACAAGGCTTACGCCTTCGATCGCACTCACGATATTCCGTGACAAAGGCAACGGACAGCAACTCGCGGCTAAATTCGGTGTCACACGCGCAACAATAAACAGGATCAGACGTGGCGAGGCATGGAGGCATGTCACGCAGCCTCCGCATGGCGAGCAATGTCTCGCAAATGATGCTTAAAACGTCGATTAAATTTGTTGGCGCACCATGCTTCGTATGTCAGTACGCACAGAACACCATCTTGCTCGCGACCAAACATTCTCGGCACAGGAATGAACGAGTAATCGTAAGCCGCCAATATCCCCAGTAGGCGCTCATTATCGGCTGGCGTTTTCTGGTAGATCATTTGACAACCGCAACGCAAGAACGGATAGACGTACATGCGTTCGATAGTGCCTCTAGTTAGCCAATACTTGCCCGGAAGGGCTGCACCGCTGATCTCAATTGTTTCAGCCTCTGGGTCATAATTTGAATACACGATGCCTGCGATCAATTTGCCTTCTTCATCGACCACGCCCATTGCCTTGATGTTCGGCCCGAAGCCTCGGTGACAATGCGGGATCAGATCAGCCACAAAGCGCGCAACGATCTGATCGTGGCCGTAGACGTAGTCGAGCATCAGTAGCCACCGTAGGAACCGCTAAAGGGGCTTTCAAAGCCGGTGCCACCCATGATGTCGGAACCCGGATAGGACAAGAAGCCGCCAAACCCGCCGCTGGCATAGCCCGGTAATTGACCCGCGCCCACGCCCCAGCCATCGATGCCAGAACCGGGTTGCCCTATCGTTCCGGTACCAAAACCGGATGGGTAGCCACCAGCGCCACCGCCGCCGCCATACAAGAATGGATCGTAGGTGCCGGGCGCACCGATCTCGGCTTGGGGACTGCCAAATCGAGTACCAAAAGGAGGGGCGTAAGACGGCGACTGGAACGGTTGGAATCGTTCAGTCGGGAAGCCTTGACCTGAGGGCGGACTGCCGCCGCCGAAGAACTGACTTCCACTGGTGTCCTGTGACAGCGCGTCGGTCGCCCATGACGGCAGCGGCATGCCTGCCGCCTGCTGCTGCGCGATCTGCGGCAGCAGCGCCTGCCACTGTTCAGGCGCAAAGCCGACGACGCCGGTCGGCGAGTAGGTCTGCGGCAGACCCGCCGGTCGGCCACCCGGCATCAGCCGGTTGTAGATTGCGACGAGATCAGCCTGCGACTGGCCGCCGCCCGATGGTGCGGCTGGCGCGGCAGGCTGCGGAGAATAACCGCCGCCGCCGCCCATCAATCGATAATAGGCCGCGATGTTGCCGGGATCATTCTGGTCAATGCCACCACCCGGAAGATACTTCAGATCGCCGCCGCCTGCCGCCTGTTGTGGCGGGGGCTGTGGCGGCGGCGAGTAAGAAGGCTGTGCAGGCGGTGACCATGCAGGCTGTGCTGGCGCGGAATATCCGCCACCTCCCCCGCCCATCAATTTGTAATACTGCGCGATGTTGCCGGGATCGTTCTGGTCGAGGCCGCCGCTGGCGAGATATTTCGGGGTGTAGGCCTGCGCAATCGCATCGCGCTGCGCGTTGTCCTGTTCGCTGAGATCGGCCATCTATTTGGCTCCCATCAATCGATAGTATTCGGCCTGCAACTGCGGATCGGCTTGCACGGCACCCGCGCCGCCCTGCTGCATCAACTGACTGAACCGCGCTCCCATGTCGCCGCCGCCTTGCTCTGTCAGGCCGCCATAGCCGTACATCGGGCCGCCACCACTCGTTCCGAAAGTTTCGCCGACATTGGGGCCGCCGACTGATCCAATCGCCAGACCATAGCCGGGCTGTCCGGAGTAGCTGGAGCCGCCGTAGGGACCGAAGCCGGGCGCGCCGAGACCGCCACCTTGCGAGATCGACTGTTGGCCTTGCATCGGATCAGGCAAGTAGTACGGATTGCCTTGATAGGCTGGAGCGTTGCTAACTCCACCACCACCACCCATCAGGCGATAGTATTCCGCGATGTTGCCGGGGTCGTTTTGATTGAGGCTACCGCCGGGCAGATAACTTGGCGTATAGCCCAGCAGCGCCTGCGAACTGGGATTGTTCATCGATGTCTGCGGCGGCTGGGTCATCAATGCGGTGGCGATGCTGTCGCGTTGCTGCGATGGCGGCGCGTTAAAACCGTTGAAGTACGAGTTCCAGTCCTGCGAGACGGGTTGCGATGGGGCCGGTCCTGCTGGCGGCGTCTGTATCTGCTGCTGCTGCGACGGAGCGCCGATGCCGTACATCAGGCGGTAGTAGGTCGCGACCAGATCGGCATCCGGCGAGGCGGCTGCGGCGCTCTGCTGGGCGTTGGCCGCACCGAATGTGTTATCGGCATAGCCGGGATAGTAGGGCTGACCCGGTAGCTGGCTGAACCTGTCGTTTACCGTTGCGGGCGGCTGATACAGACTGCCGTAGTCGTAGCCGGTGCCGCCGCCTCTTCCCATCAATTGATAGTAAAGCGCGATGTTGGCGGGATCGTTGGGATCAGGCCCATGAACACTTCCCGGCCCTGATGGTTCGCCAAACGACGGATAGCCGCCAACCATGCCGTAAGTAGAACTGCCAAAGCCCTGCGGCCCGTACATGCTGTTGATGAACGCCTGCGACTGATCGCCGACGCCGCCGGGACCGAAGCCCATCGAGGCATTGATCTGGTCGGCGCTCATGCCGCCAAAGTCAGCCATCAGCCACCTCCCATCAGGCGATAGTATTGCGCGATGTTCCCCGGATCGTTCGGATCGAGACCGCCGCCGGGCAGATATTTGGGCGTGTAGCCACTGGGCGCGGGCTGCGCGACGATCTGCGCCGCAATGGCATCGCGTCGCGGGCCGGGATCGTAGGTGCCGCCCTGCGCGGATGCGACCAGCGCGTTGACATCGACCGCACCTGCGGCATTGCCGGTACCGAAGGTTGCGGGCGCGCGCGAGGCGTTGATCACGTCGTTGGTGGCGGTGGAATGCCGCGCCGTCCAGTCGGCGACCGCCGCTTCGGCTTGCGGGTTGCCGTGGATGTAGGCGGGCGCGAACAGGCCGCCCAGCGCGCCGGTCGGATCATATGGCTGTGCCATTGCTTCCCTCAGTTTCGCCCTTGCGATAACTCAGACGTTGATGCCGCAACGCTCGAACGTCGCGGCAATCGAGATCAATTCCACGATCGGCTTGGCCTGCTGCGCCACCGTCACCTGCACGATCGGCGCATGGGTGTAGCCGGTCATCCCGATGGAAACCCAGCCGGTGTTTCTCACCACGGGCTTGCCGGGCGCGGCCTGATCCCACTGGGCGTATTGCGCGCGTTGCGGGGCGGTCGGGACCGGCGGCGGCGGCCCGCCCATGTCCGGTCCCCAATGGCCCTGATCCCAGACATCGGCGATCCCCGGATCGACGCCCGGCGGCGGCGGCGTCGGCAATGTGACGACATAGTCCACGGTCGCCGAGAGTTGCGGCTGGAACGGTTGGCCGTTGGATGCGGAGAACGACGCCCTCGCCTGCCGCCATGTGATGGTCTGCGACGGGCTTTGGAACATCTCCCAGCCGCCCACCAGAACCGCCGTATAGGGCAAGCCGTCGTCCAGACCGGTGCGGTCGGCCTGCATGATGATCCCGGTTTGCGTCCCGAAAAACATGTCGCCGCGAACGCGCATGAAGCAGGTGGCGTCGTAACCGACGAAGCGGCACCACGCTCCGGTCGCGGCATTGACCACCGCGCAATACTGGTTGCCGGGATTGCCGCCCGGCCACGTCACGAAGATGCCGCCGTACTCTTCCCAGTTCTTCATGGTCCACGCCCACGATCGCTTGGCGTTGACCTCGTCGCGCCACATCGGCTTGATCGTCAGCGTGATGGCGGCGAGTTCGAGTTGTTCCGGGGTTTTGGAGATCGACGCCGAGATCGGCACGATGCCCGCCACCGTTGCAATCAGCATGTCGCCGCCCATCGCCATGTGGGCGTTCATCCCCATCGGGGCCGGTACTTGGTATCGGCCTTCCTGCCGCCAGTTGGCGCTATCGGAGGGATTGCTGCCGGTGAAGATCAGGAGTTCGCCCTGATCGGTGACAAACACGCATTTGTCGTCAATGCCGTCGCCTGCGTCCACACTCCACGTCGCACCAAACAACAATTTGCCGCCTTTGGTCGCGGCCCCGGACAGCGGGATCGCCGACAGCGCGCCCTGAATGGCGTTCAGCGGCAAATAGTAGGCGTTCATGCTGCCGCCCTCGATGAAGAACCATCGGTTGCGGTATTTCCAGACGTAGGTGAGATTGTGCCCGGCAACGACGGACGTTCCGGCTGGCCCGGTGATCTGGCCCGCGTTCAGCACAGTCCACGTCGTGCCGTCGTAGCGCAGCGGATAATCCCCGGCGTCGTTGACCACCATCAAATAGTCGCCGCCGCTTTGGTTGGCGAGTTGGCTGGCGCAGTAGTTGCCGGATAGCTGGCCCGACTTCACCAGAACGGGCGTCGTCGCACTCACGTCGTAGAGTTTGGTGGCGTTGCCCGCGAACATCTTCTGGACGTTACCGGATGCATATTCGAACCCGGAAATGACCGGCGTGGTCTCGGGCAGCACGCACCAGCGGACGCAGCCGCCGCGCAGCTTGACGCCCTTCATGGTCGGTGCCCAGTTGTCGCAGACCAGCGCGCCGCCCGGCGACATGAAACTCTCGTTCTCGTTCTGCACGATGCCGCGCGTCGGCGCGGGCAGCGTGGTGGTCTGCATCTGCTGCGCGACCTGCCCCGGCACCGCCACCCGTCGAAGCGCCTGATGCTGGCTCACGATTTTGCCCTCGCAATAATCACGGCGTCGGCACCGGATAGGGATAGGCTACATTGGGGGCTGCGGAAGACGGCAGGCTTCCCACAATGGTCGGCGACGGGCTGTCGTGGCCCATCGCATAGGTCAGCGCATCGCCGTAGGTAGACATGTCTTCGGAGTAGGCACTTCCCTTCTGTGCTTTCCACTGCCACGTCATGCCCAGCTTCAGGACACGTTCGTCCAGCGCAAAACTGTCGCCGTCAGCCATGAAGCTGTCGCCTCTTCCGCCAGAGGTGAGGTTGATGCAGTTCTTGTCGAGATAGGCGAACGTCCCGGTAACACCGACGCCCATGATCGGAAAGATCAGCATCTGGCCGCCAACCATCGTCCATTCTCCCC